ATATTAAGTTCAGCCGTTGTTGAAGTTACTCCATCAAGAATGTTCAACTCTGCGGTAGTGCTTGTTACGCCATCTAATATATTAAGTTCTGTAGCTGTAGCTGTAACACCGTCTAGAATGTTAAGTTCAGCCGCAGTAGATGTGATAGAAGTTCCAGCAATCTGCAAGGTCGTTGCATTGACCTCTCCAGATGATCCGTAAACAACCGCCTTGCTATTTACAATCGTTCCCGCACTAGAGCCGTCTACTAAGTTTAGTTCGGTTGCAGTAGATGTTACGCCATCAAGAATATTTAATTCCGCACCTGTTGCAGTAATAGCGGTTCCAGCATAATTTAAATTGCCAGCACCAATATTTACTTCACCTGTTCCTTTGGGAGTTAAATCAATATCAATGTTACTGTCACCACCACTAGCTCCAATAATAACTGCATTGCCTGTAGCGGCGTTTGTAATTTCTAGTTCATTTACAGCACTAGAAGTTGTTTGAAAAACTATAAGCTCATTACCGTTTGCATCAGCTAAAAAACCACCATCAGCAATTTTAGGAGCCGTTAAAGTTTTATTACTTAGTGTGTCTGTTGTTGCACGACCTACTAAAGTATCAGTAGACGCTGGAAGTGTTAGCGTTACGTTACCGCTGTATGCGCTATGTGCGGCTGACTGAAGCTGAGTGTAGTGAGCGTTTGACGACTCACAATAAAACTTAATGTTAGATACAGACCCACCATTCTTTAAAACAATTTCGCCTGTCTGTATATCTACATTACCATCAATCCTTACAACACCAGTTCCGTTAGGTGTTAAAGCAATATTACCATTAGATGTAGAGACTAAAGCATTTCCGTTTACATCTAAATCACCGCCTAGCTGGGGTGTGGTATCTTCAACAACATTAGAAATTTCTGAACCAGAAACAATACCAGCAGTTAGTGTAGACCTAGTAACTTTCTTTAGCCCACCACCAGAAGTATCTACAGCTAAAAGAACATCATCATTTGCAATTGTAGATATTTCTGAAAGATCTCCTACGGCTGTAGGATTAAAGTTTGTTCCATCAGCAATAAGAAGATGACCAGCAGTGTTTGTTCCCATAACAAGGTCATCACCACTAATCGTCAAATCGCCTGAAATGGTTAGGTTTCGTATTCCGGTATAATCTTTGTTTGCATCCAAAACAACAGCTTTAGAGGCAATAGCTGTACCTACAGCAGTACTACCTAAGTCTAGGGCGTTTAGTTCTCCTACAACGGCTGTAATACCGTCTAAAACATTAAGCTCTGCTGTAGTAGAAGTTACACCATCTAAAATATTTAGTTCGGCAGTTGAAGCTGTTACTCCATCAAGTATATTGAGTTCAGCAGTGGTTGATGTGACACCATCAAGTATGTTAAGCTCTGACGCCGTAGAAGTTACACCGTCTAAAATGTTTAACTCTGCCGCTGTTGATGTAACACCGTCTAATATGTTTAGTTCAGCAGTTGTAGATGTAACACCATCAAGAATATTTAATTCAGACGCTGTAGCTGTTACACCATCCAGAATATTTAATTCAGCGGCAGTAGAAGTAATTGCAGTGCCATTAAAATTAATCGCGTCTACATAGGCTGTGCCGTCTATGTACAGATCTTTAAACTCAAGCGAGCTTGTTCCTAAATCAATATCATCATCTGTTACGGGAACCACCGCACCGTCTTGAACACGAATCTGCTCTACTGCACTGCTAGAGACTTCTACAAAAAAGCCTATGCGGTTGTTTGAACCATCGACTGTAATTTTGTTTAAAAAATCTAAGTCGCCAATGGTAGGGATATTACCGCCTTGTCCAGCAGAACCATCATGTCTGTGGCCTGTGGAAGATGCAGATGAACTAGAGTATGCAAAAGCATTGAGTAGCTGATTATATTCATCATTAAATAACGCGGCAGTAATTGTATCGCCATCTGCAAATGTACTTTGTCGTGTATAACTTTGGGCCATTATTATCTCCTACCTGATGGCATATAATCTATGTAAAAACCGTTTACACCATACGGGCTTCTTGTATCGTTTGATCGTAGGCGTATACTAAATGTATTGCCACTGCCTGTAACTGTTTGTCGGAACATAGGATCAGATCCCGCACCAAATGAAGCCACACCAAAAACAGCATCACCAAATGTACCCGGAAGGGGTATAGTTGATAGTGTTATGTCTGAAGGCTGTGGTATGTTTAAATCTTTGTAATCATACCGCAACCTTAAAACTGGCTGTAATGTTCCTTCAGGTGAAAATGATGTGCGAATATATTTTAAAGTTTTGCGTGTGCCTATATCTCCACAATCAAGGTCGGCTGTTTCATAAGTTGCTAAGATATTAGCTTCACTACCGCTATGTATAAATGAGTCGCCTGTATCGTGGTTATAAACGTATCCGTCTTTGTCACCGTGAAAAGCAACTTCAACCACATCTTTGTTAAAGTCTGATGCAATTCCTAATGCCTGTATTCCTAAAGTTTCAGACCACTCAAATCCCTGTCCTGTAAATGTTCCTATGACACCTTTGGCCTGTCCCGGTTCTTGAGCCGTTGTAGAATAAAATAAACGATACTGTGACTTGGATCGTAGTACAGCACTTGTAATAACAAACTGTCCTGCTCGTGATGCTAAAGAACTTATAATATCTTGTATCTGTCTAGACACGGAACTTAACTCAACGTCACCAATACGGGCTGTACCAGCAATAGTGCGGATGCCATCTGGTGCTAAAAAGACTAGATCACCTCCTACCTCTTGAATAGAGTAATGTGATAAACATCCTACATTTTCTGTAATCGGATCAATGCGGATATTTGAGCTATCATTAATGTTGATAAGTTTTTGAATACTATTTTTAGAAAAAACAATTAAGTTTTCACGGAAACTTTTAATACCTTGTACTTGATCTGTTATAGCTACTGAACCAGAACCACTACCACTAAAGTCATCAATGTCATTATAGACACTGTAAAACACAGTGTTTAAATTATCTTCTACTCCAGCGGCAATTAAATGATGATCGTGAACCGTTACATACTTTACGCCTTTAGTTCCTGTAACAGTAATTTCAGACGCAAAAAATGTTCTTGTACTAAGCTCTCCTCCAGTACCTTCCATTCTAAATAAAAATGGTTTGTTACTTCCATCAGCAATAACAATTTCACCATAGTCAAAGTCAGCGCCTTCAAACAAAGCAAAGGTACACTGTCCTTGACCAGAACGTGAAAGAACTGAGCGGCCTGTAAATGTCGTGTGGTTATCACCACTACCCGAAACACTAGATCTGTTTATTTGTAGCCAGCTTGTGCCGTTGTTGCTAAAAAATATATCAGTGCCAGAACAAACAATAACGCCGTCACCATATGCCGCCATGCCTAAAATAGCATTAGAACTATTAGGCCGTGCAGAAGACGCACCACCATAAGCTGTAAAGCCATTTATGCGACGATAGCCGCCATCAGGATCTACCTCAAAGTTTTCTAGGATTTTGGCAAAACCGGGCTGACCTAAAAGCTCAATAGAGTTTAGGTTTGTGTTTAGACCACCACGACATGAAAGACCATACGCCTGAGACACTAAATAAGCCTCATGCGATCATCTTTAATATACTTAGGTGCAGGAAGCATCAAAGCATTTTTCATAAGTCGTAAGCCTCTACGATACTCCTCTAGTGCTAAAGCGGCTGGCTGAATGTTTTCTTTAAACTGATGCACATAATACCTAGCTCGTGCAAGTAAAACAGTTTTGTAAATATCAGGGAATACAATTGTATCTCCATGCGCTGATAGTTGTGTAGGCTGATTAAAAGCAAAAAAATGAACTCTGTACACTTTGTCGGGTATAGGACTTAAACCAAAGTTGCGTCCATCACTACTACGAAATACTCGTCTAGGTTCTCCACCATTAGCCGCATCAGCATCATCAGAATTTTCTTGAGCACGATGAAAGTCTTTCCATTCTTCTAAAGTTATAAACTTTAAATTTTGACTTACATACGGGGCTGACTCACCAGACACACCGACTGTTGTAAGATAAAAATCATCCCAATCAATATATCCATAGTCATCTGCAAGAGACGAGCTTGCGGCTTTAAGTTCATACCATCGTTGATTAGCAACAGTTTCTACAGTTACATTACCGTACAGCGGATCTGTTGAGCCGCTTTCGCCTACAGACAGAAAAGGCCACTGAGGTTCTTCAAGAACAATATCAAGATATGCTCTGTTGACACAATCTTGAGCGTGTGCCTGAAGCCCAATAGCAGAAGAAAAATTACTAGAGGTTAGTACAACCTCGTTCATTTCTCTGAGCAGTTCGTTAGTAAGCTGTAGGTATGTTGTCGCCATTATTTTTTATGAACCTTTTGTATTTCAAAGTTAGCTTTTTTAGAGGCTCCCTTGTGGGGTTTATAGCCACCCGCTGGATCTTTCATCAGCTTGTAGCTTTTGCCGCTTTTCATCCAGTGGTAGCCTTTAGGAGCCGCGACTTGCATTAGGATTCTCCTGCTCGTTTCTTAACTGAGGATACTTAATCTCTACTTGTTTTTGATAAGGAAACTGATTACCTGTCATCTCAGCACAAACTTTTTCTTTTTCTTGAATAGACTTGTATTCGCTACGTGCTACTTGAGTAGTCATTAGTTTGCTCCAGCTTTAGGCATAGCGTCTGCTACAGTGCTTCCGTACATGGGCTGTGCGCCTTGCTTGGCTTCACCACCATACATCTTTTTATCGCGCATACCACCGTACATCATGCCGTCACGCTTACCGCCGTACATCATACCGTCACGCTTTTTCTTTTTTCCGTGCATCATAATTACTTCTCCTTTTTACCAAAAATACGGTCATAGTTTGAGTCATATTTCTTTTTGTTTTCACCAGTGTAAAAAGTACCGCTTAGGGTCTTTCGTCTTTTAGGACTCATTCTAATTGGCTTTTGTTCTGTTCCAATCTGTGGCATTTCTAACTCCAAAAATAAAGGGGGAGTATTTCATCCCCCTATATATTTTAGTCGATGCCGTAGAAAGCAGATACGAGAGCTTCAGGTCGCAAAACCTTAGCGCCGTAAACGTGCAGTCCACGAACAATGTCACCAAAGCTATCCGGGTCACGGATGACTTCTGTATTCACAATTGTTTGTGCAGTACAGGTTGATGACATATGACCAGCGATACACTTACCAGCGGCATTGCTAGTAGCGGCAATGTTGTTGGTCTTGTACATATCAAAACCACGCAACTTACCAGAGCTAACCAATCCATTACGGATAGAGCCTTGACCAGCGTTGAAGTCTACGCTCATCAACTTGGATGAGGTTTGAACCAACTGCTCGTAAAACTCAGGATTAGCCAAGAACCAACGTCCTTCTTCCGGTACATTAGCTTCGTCAAGAAGACGCGCCATGTGTGAAAGAACATCAATTGGATCGTGCTCACCAGATGCAAAACCAATGTCGAGGTTACCAGTACCGTCAAAAGTACCAGCCGCAAGATCAGTCGCGTTATCAGAACCAAGAATGTGGTTGGGTGAAGATGCAGAAACACCAGCAAACATAGTCACAAGTACACCTTGGTCATACGCATCACGCAGGGCGTAAGCGGCTGAAGAAGATGCAACTTCCTTAAAGTTTACGTGTGACATTGAAGTTTCAATATCATCTACGATAAACTTAAATGCGTTTGCAGTATCTACTACAAGGTTGATCTCTTGATCGGTCAACTTAGTAGCAGTTACATCTTGACCACGCTCGTACTGATAGACGGTGATCTCTGGCTCTTTGATGATACGTACTGTGTCACCAAAAGCAGTAATCTCGCCAGCATAGTCAGTGTTAGTAATACCTTCTACAACTGATGACTTTCGGAAGAAGTTAAGAACCTTCTTGGAATAGACAGCAGGCAGAAAGTAAGAGTTAGCTTGACCCGAAACAGAGTTTGCAAAGTTTGCATCAGTATCTGTTGACGGCTCAAAGTATTGATCAGAAACATTATAAGCCATTGTTAAAATCTCCTAAAAAGACAAATATTATTTTGCTACTCGTCCTTCTTGGATAGCTAGATCAATTTCCTGTTCGTAACGATCATAGTCATCCATAGACAGAGAAGCAATTTCCCGTTGTGTCCAAATCTTGGCTTGTTGTGGTTCAACGCCGGTAGTCTTTGTTGATACCATATCAGCCGCATTGGACCGTGAAAGTTGTGACTGTCGAGAAGACTTTTGTATTGCAATATTATTTTCCATCTTATAAAGATCTATTGCACGACTTGCTAAAGCTACATTATCTGGGTTGTTGTAAATCCAACGCTGAATATCTTCAGGTTGGGTTTGCGCCCATTCGTGAAACCTGTCATCACCCCTGATATCTTCAAAGTCAGGGTGTCTCTCTCTGAGAGCTAGTTCAGCATCACGCTTTGACATTTCTGCCTCACGCATTTCAATTGCTGATAACTTTTGTTGAAGAGCGTTCATTTGCTCCTCGCTTCTCATATGAGCGACTGTTTCGACAGTATCATATAGATCAGGGTACTCTGACTTAAACCTCTCAAGATCTTCAGCAGTTTTTGGCGGTTGATACTGCGGTTGAGCAGATCGGGCCATTGCCTCTAGTTCTTGTTCGCGTTGTTTAAACTCAGAGATCTTTTGATCATAATGTTTTTTTAGATCATCATACCTCTTTTTATAATTGGTTTGAGGACGGTTATCTGTCTGAGGGGTTCCGTCTTCGGAAGTAGCCTCTTCCTCAAAAAATAATGATTCCGCATTTTTTGAAGCTTTTGGCTGAGTATTGTGCCAAGGCTTTTTTGCATTATACGGATTTGCTTGTTCTTCTTCGTTCATGTCACTTCTCCTTTCTGGGGCTTGTTGTCTTTCAAGGTGGCTGTGTTAGTGCGCTTTCTTAACACAGGGTCTTGATACTACAAGGTGGCCTCAAGGTTGTTATTGTGATAAGGGGCTAGAGTTCTAGGTAGCCTTATCGGTTCATTAGGCTAGGCATACGGCTTGAGTAAAGCATTTGGCGTTCAATGTCCCTTTCGTCATCCTTGTCCATCTCAAACCTATCTAAAGGGTTTGACATTTCTTCAGGATTAACAAAAGGGTTTGCGCCAGCTTGACCTCCGTTAGCTTTGCCTTTACGCTGGTCAAATTCACGTTCTGCATCGTCCATCATTTTTTGGAGTTTGTCAGCACCGATTTGATCAGTCGCTTTTCTGGTGAATACAAATTCACCGTCCGATAGCCTTGCGGGTATCGAATCTGATACACCAGTACCGGGGCCATCAACTTCCCCAGAACCAGTAAATTCTGTTGCGTTCAACATTACTTTATCTAAGATTTTTTCTAGTTTATCATCTTTGTCTAAAGTCTTAAATAAATAATCTTGTTCTTCTTGCGATAAAACTTCATCAGCTACATAGTCAATGTACTCTTCTTCCATCTCGCTATCAGAGTTCATGTTTTCAACTTCTTCTTTTTCTTCTTTACTGCTGATGTTATTATATGTATCTTTGGGTGGTTCTTCGTATTCTGCTGGCAGAAGGATTGCTATACCTGATGAACCGCCATGACCTTTTACTTCTCGTGGGCCAAGATCAAACTCAGGCAACTCTCCAGCAAATATTTCTTTGTCTTCAGGAGAAAGAGCATTCATAAACTTACGAGCATCTTTAGCATCTAAAGACTCTGCATATTCAAACATAGCTTCCATACTAGGAAATAGCTGTAAGTTTTGTGCGGCTTCTTCTGGCCCCATATCCATCAGCATCTGAAGAATATCATCAGGATCATCTACAGGAACATCATCAAGTCCAAAGTTAGCCCGTTGTTGTTGTGGAAGCCTGCTTATTACTTCAACATAATCTTCATCTGAAAGCATCTCTAATGCTTGTGGATTTTTGTCTACAGTCTTTTGAATTTCGCGTAAGGCTTGTTCTTCATCGACCATTTTTTTCTTTTTAGCTACAGTTTTTGGATCTACAAGTTTTTCAAAAAGGTCAATAATTTTTGAGCCTTTTCCTTTTTGTTCGCGCTGTAGTTCTGTTGTATAAGTTTTACCTTTAAATTCAAAAGTATCTTCGCCAGCCTTAAATGCTTTACTAAATGCCGCTTCAAAACCAGAGGGCATTTCTCCACTTTGATTTTGATCTCGCCAACTTAAAAGTGCTGTAGCTCCAAGCCCACCTAATAGTGAACCAACGCCTACTCCAGCCGCACCAAACTTTCCTGCTTTTATACGGCTTTCTCGTGTTTCTTTTATACCACCAAGGTCTGCCGCTCTTTTTTGAGCGCGGGTGGGATCTGTCGTTAATGCACGACTAACCATTTTTAACTCTTCCATGAGGGATTCGCTTGCGCCTCCTCCAGAAGCTCTGGCAAAAGCAGTTTCAATAATGTCTACTTCCTCAGTAGTTACACCCTGTTCTTGTGCAACCATTTGTCTTTTGCCTTCTTCTGACCTTCTACCAGTGCCTGCAAAGTCATCAGCCTCTAATTCAGAATGGATCTTTTCTGCTTTTTTTATAGCGTCTTCAGAAATATCACCATCAGCAAATGCTTCTTGAATCATTCTTATCGCACTTTTTACGGCTCTTCCTTTGCCGTATGTTTCACGTTCTACAGGCGTCATTAAAGAACCTTTATTTTCTTTAGCTCGTCGCGCTTCTGCTCTTCTTGCTTTTCGTGCCTCTTTACGTTTTGCTTTTTCAACTCTTTCTTCTGCTTCGAGTTCACGGCGACCTTCCATAAACATACGGTTTACTAGTTTTTGACGGCTTTTTGGAGTTAAAACAGGACCAGAATTTCCTTCTACCATTGCTTCAACCGCATCATCTAAAGCGCCAAAAAACCCAAATCGGCTTGTAAGGTCATAGCCTGTTCTTCCCAAAGTATGAAGGTCGGGTTCCTTAAGCGAACCATCAGCCCTCTTTCCCGGAATTTCATTGATAAAATCATAAAGATAGTCTTCCATGTCTTGTGCTGTTAAAGCATCTTTATTATATTTTCGATCTTCTGCGTCTACTGTTTTTAATTTACCAATAAAGTCTCGTACTTCTTCTTGTATTTCAGTATCAATCTGTGTACCGTCTTCTAGTGTTTTAATTTTTTCTTTAGGTTTAGGGGCGTCATCTCCGTCTAAAGCCTTTAATGCTCTTTTAATTAACTTACCTTTACCAAACGCTTCACGCTCTGGAGGCATCATTAAAGATCCTCCCATAGCCATAGCATCTCTTTCAGCATCCATGCGTTGATAAGCTTTGCGTAAAACAGATTCATCAAAAGTATCTAAAAGACGCTGGCCCCTTTGTCGGGCTTCTTCAGCCTCTTCCGGTGTTTCGGCTTTTGCTTCCGACATGGACATTCCGCGCACAATACGCATTACTTTTTCTATATCGCTTAAACCACCTTTATTAAAAACTCCGCGACCTTTCAGTACGTCTGCTTGAGTCACTTTACCATCGCCTGTTAGATCTGGGAATTTTTTAGCCATCGTCTTTGTCCTTTCGTCTTTGAATTACTTGTTCTTTTAATGTAAGAAGGTTAGCCAGAGAACTCGCTCTCCCCTGCTTGCGGAACATTTCCTGTTCCGATGTTGCCACCGCCAGTGCCTGTAACTCCAACATCCGTAGGTTGTTCAGGTGCTCCTTCAGGGGTTCCCATAGCTCCGGGTTGTTGACCAAGGGGGTCAGCCTGTTCGCCAGTTGCTTGTCCAACATTATTTTGCATTCCTATAATCTGTGCGGCGATTGCCGCTTCTTCAGGGTCATTTAGTATTTCATCAGGATCAAGATCCAGACTATACGCTAGTTCGCTAATTAGTTTTGACATTTTAACAAAAGGTGCGATAGCTGGGTTTTGAGCAGTTTGAAGGAACATTGTCAATCGTTGACTACGTACTTCTTTCTGCATAAGGCTGTTTGTACCCATAGCCTTAATCTCTAGATCACCAGTAGTATCTAGCTCTCCATCAAAAAACTGCATATTCCACTGGAAGTATGCTTTGCCTAAAGGCTTCAGTAAGAAATCATCAAGATTTTTTACGACTGTTTTAATGTTGAGTGATGCGGCTCCAAGCAACATCGACATACCGGAAGCGGTACGAGTCATACTTTGTACGCCTGTCATACCATGTGAATAACTAGGAATACCTGTTTGTTCATCTGCAAGCTGTCGAAACTTATCGAACATCATCATATTTTCTTGAGATGTGTTCGGAAACTTCAAGCCGTGTATTGCTTGGCCTTGCATACCCGACTGACGCCTAAATACTTTGCCGGGATATATTTCCATACTTTGTCCACCGACAAGCATAGTTTCATCTACGTCAAAAATTACTGAACCACTAAGAGCTAGATTATCAATAGCCATACGTGCATGACCATTCATAATCTGCTGGCTGTCGTTCATGTTTTCTGCTACGCCTACACCAAAGAAGCTATAAGGGTTTCGTTCATATGGAAAGGCGTTGTAGGGGATTCTATGCGGTGTGAAGGGATTGACAACGGCTCTGAGTACACGACCATTACAAATCCAAGCATTAATTTGTATTTCATCAAGAATGTCTACCTCATCTGGAAGATCCATGCCAATTTCTTTAGCATACTCTGCATCCATTAAACCCCAATACTCAAGAACTTCAAAACGACTAGCGCCCATTTCTGACATACGTTGGTCATCTTTTAACTCATACTCATAATCTTTTTCAGTATAGTTAGGACCAATCTGCATACACTCACGAATAGCATCTTCGTCAAAGTATGGCATTTTACGTAAGCCACGTAATTGAGAGCGATTTAACTTATGCCTGTGTACCACATACTCACACTCTTCAATAGCTGTAGCATTAGGATCAGGAAAGAAATCCCAAACGCTAACAAATTCAATCCTTGGCACACGCACCGCTGTCGGACTGTAGACTCTTCCATCTTCACCGTCTTCCCATTTATGTAATGTTTTATTAAAATTAAATGGTCCTTTTACAATGCCAGTTCCAAAAAGCGTAGACTCAAAGATTGCGTTGCGGAGTTCTGTGGAGCCGCCTGACTCATCAATCTGATCGTGAATAAGCTTCTCCATATTTCTTGCGGCTTCTTTGGCTGGAGAAATTTCTGGTATGGTTGGAATTGGTGTTGGGCCTGCCTCAAAGCTAACATTGGCATCGTCCATAAAATCTTCAAACAAGCCTTTGCCAGAGTTAATTGTTGCTCCGGGTTTTAAAACACGACCATCTCCTGCAAAACCAATGTCCATTGGATCGTTCATTTGAACTGGACTAGGAGTTGCGGCACTAGTTTCAATTCCCGGTGCTTCAGAACTGCTAAGGTGCATATACTCATCTATACCTTCTGGAAGAGTTGTTGCACTTACACCAATTGGAAATTTACCAGTTCCAAAGATTACATCAATAAGCTGACCAAACGCCGCTAATACTTTAGTCTTTGTTACTTTAATAAAAACACGAGACTTTTCAGATTCTCTGAATCTTACGTTTTTAGGGTACAAGCCTCTAAAATTATGATACGCTGTAATCCAACGATTTTCGTCAGAGTCTCTTGCCATTTGTGCATCGGCATATCGCGCTTCAATTAAGCCTGCAAGATTAGATTTCATGTAGCTGTCTGCATTAATAGACAGCCCATCTTCATTTTCTACAGGTTCAAAAAAGACGCCATCTGCACTGGCGACTAAAGTATTTTCTTCTGCCATAGTTTTACGGTAGCGTTATAAAGTCAATTACAAATGTAACTGTAGTTGCGGCAGTTGCTAAGTCGCTTGCTAAAGGCTTTAAACGAATGTGTAATGTTCGCTCTGAAGA